ACTGAAGCGCAAGCCCGCCTAGCGCAATTAGAAACCCGCGCCCAACGGGCTGAAGCTGAAGCTAACGAGGGTGCCGCCATTGGCTACGACCTCTACATTAAGCAACTCGATACCTCGATGCAAGCCCTGCGCCGGGATTTCGATTCAGCTTACGATGCTGGCGACCGCGACAAAATCTTTGAAATCCAACAGCAAATTGCCACCATCACGGCAACCAAAGCCCAGGCTGAAAAGGATAGGCGGTCGATCCCTACGCGGCAGGCACCTACTGGACAGGCAGCCCCGCAGCCGACCCAGCAGACACAGCCTGCGCCAGCTAGACGTACCCCCAGCCCGGCTGCCGTCGAATGGTATGACCGCAATAAGGAATGGTTCAACAAGGATGCGGTGATGACGGCCAGTGCCCGAGTCATTGACCAGCAAATGGTTCGCGACGGTTTCGCGCCCACCGACCCCGACTACTTTGACGAACTGGACAAGCGGCTTCAGAGGGAGTTCCCCCAGAAACTGGGGCGCCCCGTCGGTCGTCCGCCTGCCAACAACCCCACCATCCAGAACAGGTCTGCCCCTGCTCCGGCCCCCGGCAAAGTTCGCGTAACCATTACGCAGGCCGACCGGGAAATGGCCAACCACCTCGGCATTAGCGTGGAACAGTACGCCCGCGAGAAAGCCAAGACGGAACGCGCCATGCAGACCACCAGCCAGTACACGGAGATTCTGTAATGAAAAACAAACTTTTCGCGGCCCCAAATAACGCCGCCGACGAAGCACTTGAAAATTCTCTGGAAACAGAGTATAATCCTCCCAATGCGCTAGAAATCCCCCCAATGCCTGACAGTGACGCATTCATCTATAGGTGGATTCGTTTCCGGGTAGGGGACCAAGATGATTTCAACAACATCTCTCAGCGTATGCGAGAAGGGTGGGCATTCGTTCCAATCGGGGAAGTTCCCGACGGTTACGTTTTCCCTGGACTCGAAAGTAAGATTTCTGCTTTGGCAGGCGCGGCTATTAACGGCGACCTTGTTTTCGCTAAGCTGCCTCGACGGAAAGCGGAAGCCATCCAGAAATGGTCTGAAGATCGGGCCATTCAAGCAGAGCAGGCTTTCGATCTGAAGACAATCAGCTACGATGACAATATGGGCCGGGCACAACGCTTTGCCAATGAAGGTTCAAAACGCTTTTCCAGAGGGCGACGTCCCTCGTTTGGATAACACACAGAAGGAGGATAAAAGGTGCCCCAATCTTTCGCACCCTTCGGACTTCGCGCTGTGGCTGCCCTCGGCACCCATGGTAACGAACTCCGCGCTTATCCGCTTCCCAACGGCGCTAACTGCCCGGACCTCGGTAAGGGTTCTCCGGTCAAGCTGTCGGGTGGCGTAATTGTTTCGGCTGGTACTGGTGGTGGCCCCCTGCTGGGTGTTGCTGCTGGTTTCGCGTGGATCGACCCGACCACGAAGCAGCCTCAACTCAAGAACTCAATCCCCGCAGATACGTCTTCGGCTGGCCTCTATAACGGTTCCGACCGTCCGGCGGCCTACGTCGTTGACAATCCCAACGCGCTCTTCATTGTGCAGGCTGACGCTTCCGTTACGGCGGGCGACCTCGGCTTGAACTTTGACGTGACCGCGTCTGGCGGCGATGTTGATGCAGTATACGGTGTTTCCCGCTACACGCTGGATGCGTCTACCCGTACCTCTGCTATTGGCACTGCGCTGAAGCTTGTGGGTTTGGCCAACATTGTCGACAACAACTGGGGCGATCCGTTCCCGATTGTGGTCGTGAAGTTGAACGGTCCAATCCTCCAGCAAGTTTCTGCGGCATAATAGGGGGGACTAGACAATGACTATTTTGACTCGCGCACAATTTGCGAAGCAGCTTGTTCCCGGCCTTAACGCTATCTTCGGCACTGCCTATAAGAGCATCGACAACGAACACACTCCGCTGTTCGACATCGAGAAGTCTGATCGGTCGTTCGAAGAAGAAGTGTTGATGACGGGCTTTGGTACGGCCCCGGTCAAGGACGAAGGCGATCAGGTGTTCTTCGACACCGCCTCCGAAGCTTGGACGAGCCGCTTTACCCATGAAACCGTTGCCATGGCTTTCGCCATCACCGAAGAAGCTATCGAGGATAACCTCTATGGCACGACGGGCAAGATGAAGGCGAATGCGATGGGCCGCGCGATGGCGAATGCCAAGCAGGTGAAGGCCGCTAACGTCTACAACAACGGCTTCTCCACTAGCTCCCTCTACGCTGGTGGCGATGGTAAGCCTCTCTTCGCTACCGACCACCCCACGCTGGCGGCTGGTACGCAGTCCAACAAGGTTAGCTCGGACCTGTCCGAAACTGCCCTTGAGTCGGCCCTGATCAACATCTCGTTGACCAAGGATGACCGTGGCCTGCTGATCGGCGCCCGCGCTGTGAGCCTGCACATTCCTCCGCAGCTTCAGTTCGTTGCCCACCGTATCCTCTTCTCTGACCTGCGCGTCGGTACGGCTGACAACGACACGAACGCTCTGAAGGACATGGGCCTGTTCTCGAAGGGCTACACCGTCAACCACCGCTTCACGGACACGAACGGCTGGTTCATTCGCACTGATGTGCCGAATGGTACCAAGATGTTTATCCGTGCGCCGCTGGCCACCAAGGACGATGTGGACTTCCTGACGGGCAACATGCGCTACAAGGCCCGCGAGCGTTACAGCTTCGGCTGGTCTGACTGGCGTCAGTGGTACGGCTCCTCTGGTTCAACCTAATGGTTTGGGGGCTTCGGCCCCCATTCCCTCATCCTTAAGGAGAATCAGATGACTAACTTTGCTTTCCCTGTCAACATCGACAACCGCGAACCCGCTTCCGGTTCCGTAGTCGATATGACGACTGCCCGCGTTCCGGGCCGTTACTCCGTAGTAGTAAACACTGCCAAGTCAGGCACGGCGGTTGGTGCGACCACCATCCCGTTGTTCGTGGCTCCGGCTGGCTCTAACTTCTACGAATGTGTTCTTGACATTACGACCGCCTACGATAACCTTGACACCAAGATTACCGTCGGCACCTCGGCCAACCCTGCTACCCTGTTCGCAGCTACGTCCGTGAACACCGCAGGTCGCCGCGATTACGCTGGTTCTGCTGCCCAAGTTTCCACTAACAGCATTGTGCTGGCGGCGGATACCACGGTCCAGGCCATCGTGTCTATTGCTACTTCGACTGTGGCGGCGGGTTCCGTCATTGTCCACGTTGTGATCGGCTAACAAGTTTGGCAGGCTCCTCCTTCGGGCGGGGTCTGCCTTACTTGCTTTAGGAGCTTCCCATGCCCGGCATCAAAACTATTCGCGTCGTCCCCTTCCAAGTCAGCACATCCGCGACTACGACGAGCGACCCCATTGACCTTGACTACCGCTTTGACGGTTCGCCCTCCCGGTGCTTCTGGGTCCAGAAGAGCGCCGCCGCAGGCCCCTCCATTTTCTTGGAAGCCGCACCCTTCGAAACTGGCCCGTGGATTGCGTTCGCTGAAGTCACTGCCGCAGTCACCACGACCCTTGTGCAAGTGATCTTCGACGTTCCCTACGTCCGCAGTTCCTATGCTGGCGGCGGCCCGCTCGTAACTATTTACGGAGTCGTCTGAGGAATCGCGCCAATGGCAACCAGCGGCGTAGCCTCCTTCGACCCCACCTTTGACGAGATACTTCAGGATGCTGCTGCCATGGTTGGCGGCGGTCCCCTTCTTGCTGACGAACTGATTAGCGCCCGGCGCGGCCTCGATTACATGTTGACGGCCATCCAGAACCAGAACGTCCTTCTCCACAAAATCGAAACCACGACCGTGCCCGTCACAACTTCCGAGGGCACCGTAACTTTTGGTCCTAGCATTTCCGACGTGCTTTCTGCCAGCACCCGCACCAGCACCACCGACATTCTAATGGACCGCGACGGCTACGAACGCTGGGCGGAAATCCCCACCAAGTCCCAGACCGGGCGCCCCACTCGTTACTGGTGGGATCGACGCCGCACTTCCAACATCCTAAATCTGTGGCCGCTACCCGACCAATCCTACACTATCGTACTGACAATTCAAAAGAATGCTGAAGACACGCTCCGCGCCTTCGATAACATTGACGTGCCCCGGCGCTTCCTTCCTGCCGTCACCTATGGCCTTGCCTACTGGATCGGCTTGCGGCGCGGCACCCGCGTGGACCAGAACCGCCTTGTCCTTTTGAAGGCCGAGTACGAAGCCCAACTGAAAGAAGCAATGCGTGAAGACCGCGAGCGTGGCCCCTTCTTGGTTAGGATTGGGAGGCGGTAATGGGATACACCTATAGCACTCTGATAGCCGACATTCAAGCCAACATGGAAGAGGACTCGGCTGAGTTCATCTCTGCCCTGCCCGCGATTGTCGAGCGCGCCCAAGGCTACCTCCAACGCCGCCTAGACCCCATCAACACGTTCCGCTTTACCGAAGTATCGGTTAGCGCCTCCACTCGTACCCTGTCGCTGCCTACCAACCTGCTAGTCCTGAAGTCCATCCAAGTGTGTGCGACGGGCGGCTGGACTAACCTGCTTGAGCAGAACAACGAATTCCTCACAGCTTATTGGCCGGACTACACTTCTTGCGCGCCCACCAAATACTACGCGCCCAAGGACAACGCCACCATCTTCTTAGCGCCCACGCCCCCGGCCAACACCACGGCCCTTATCGAATACATTCCACAGGTTACCATCCTTAGCTCCGCTAACCCAACCAATTACTTCTCGGAGCGGGCGGACTCAGCTTTCTTCGCAGCCGCGATGATGTACGCCAACGCCTGGACCAAGAACGCAAATGCCGTCCAAATCTGGAAGGGGCTGGCCGACGAAGAACTGGCGGTCCTGAACATCGAATACACCCGCGCCCGGCGTTCCGACTCTTCCAATCGCAACCTAGGCTCACCAGAAAACACGCTGGCAGGGCAGCCCTAATGTCAGTCCTAGATATGTGGTCAGTCTGTGACCGCTGCGGATTCGACTACAAACGCCGGGACCTTCGCAAAGAAACTACCAACTTCGTTGTCTGCATGGCTTGCTACGACGGACGCTTTGACAGGAAAAGTCATCCGCAGAACTACTCGGCTAAACCCCGGCGCGAACTTAAGCCAGTTCCCGACGCCCGGCCAGACCAGACCAACTATGGTTCCTGACCATGCGTATGGATGTATGGTCGCTTTGTGATAGGTGCGGGCA